TCCTGTGGAACCTGTAGGCCCTGCGGAACCAGTGGGACCAGCAGCTCCTGTGGGGCCAGCACTACCTGTGGGGCCAGCACTACCTGTGGGGCCAGCACTACCTGTGGGGCCAGCAGCTCCTGTTGGACCTGCAGATCCCGTAGGACCTGCAGATCCCGTAGGACCAGTAGAGGTGAATTCAGTCCAGTCGCTGTTTTCCACGCCTCCCTTAAGTATATAAACTTTTTCGTCATCCTCGACGTAGACCATCATGCCTTCGGACCTTCTGGCAGCGCTTATAGCATCTCTTTCTGTGGTGCTAGCCAAGGCTCTTAACCCTCCCTTCCCGAAAATAGAGTCGTGAGTTGGAAACGTGTCAGCTGTATCCGTAGGGGATATAAAACTTGTTACCTTAATTCCTCCTGGTATATCAGCCATCTTAACTTACTTGAATATTTATTGATGAGCCAAGAGTATTTTTAGTTCTGTATACTCTATAGCTTATTGTTTGACTGTACGCATTAACAACATTTACGGTTCCATAAGACCACCCGTTTTGAGTGTTACTAAAGAAAGCGTTGTCAGTGCTGTCAGCCATAGCTACAGCTAAATTTGTAGACGTATCCTTAAACCCAGTACTTGCAGTTGGAGAGCCTAAGCTGTTGGGCCAGGCGAAATACTTATAATCACCCGCAACAAAAGATTTAGTTACGTTCTTTGAGGTAACGAGTGCGCTACCAGAAAGGCCCTCTATGCCATCCTCATCTAAAGTAGTGCTTGCGCTAGTACCAAAAAACAGCTTCCACTTCCAGCTAACAAATTTTGCACTCGATCCAAACTCAACCGAGTTTGAGTTATTAGCGAAAGCCTTAAAGTACTGGTTTGTGGGGCTAGAAAAAGTAAGAGAGCTAAGACCACTCGCAGTATATGGAGAGGTGGTAGAGGTATTTGTTACTATTGATGTGTTTGGATTAGAAGAGCTAGTTCCTCGCTTTATATCTAAAGTATTATCAGAAACGTTTGCTGAATTAGAAAAAGCCCAGGTGTAATTTCCATTTATGTTTAGTGTAGCGCCCACCTCTAGTGAAGAAGTGCTAAACGGGACATTAAAACTAGAAAAGGAAGGGTTTTGATACGGATAAAAAAGATCATCAAACAGATCACTAAGAGACACACTAGAAAATGTAGTTCCAGAATCTACCCCTCCGACATCTTCTGGCGTGGCCGTAGAATTTGAATAGGTGAAGTCAGGGCCCGTAGGACCTGTAGCCCCTGTGGATCCTGTTGGGCCTGCAGCCCCTGTCGGACCTGCAGATCCAGTAGGGCCTGCAGATCCAGTAGGGCCTGTAGATCCAGTAGAGCCTGTAGGCCCCGTGGGCCCCGCAACTGTAGAAGCGGCTCCCGTGGGTCCCGTGGGCCCTGCGACAGTAGAAGCGGCCCCTGTTGGACCTGTAGGACCAGCCACCGTAGAGGCAGCCCCTGTTGGCCCTGTAGGACCAGCTACAGTAGAGGCTGCACCTGTCGGGCCTTGGGCTCCTGTAGATCCAGTAGGCCCAACAGCTCCTGTGGGGCCAGCCGATCCAGTAGGTCCAGCAACGGTTGAAGCGGCACCTGTAGGGCCAGCTGCCCCTGTAGGCCCAGCAGCCCCTGTAGGCCCAGCAGCACCAGTAGCCCCAGCAGCCCCTGTAGGCCCAGCTACATTGGAGGCAGCCCCTGTCGGACCTGCAGATCCCGTAGGTCCTGCAGCTCCAGTTGAGCCTGTGGGGCCTGCTGAACCAGTGGGACCTGCGGAACCAGTAGGGCCTGCTACCGTAGAGGCTGCGCCTGTAGGACCAGCAGCACCAGTGGAGCCTGTGGGGCCTGCTGAACCAGTGGGACCAGCAGCTCCTGTCGGACCTGCGGAACCAGTTGGACCTGCAGCACCAGTAGGGCCTGTTGCGCCTGTCGGTCCAACACCTCCCTCTTCCCAGTTAGCTGCGTCTGTCCAGGTTCCACCTTTGTATATATAGATTTTGTCGTCGTCCTTCATGACGGCGACGTAGCCAGCAACCCTTAGCGAATCATTTAGATCGTCCCTATACGATAGGGCAGCGTCAGCCCCAGACTTAGCGTCGAAAATGCCCAAACCTCTAACCTGAAGGTTGGTTACATCAAGAACTGGCTGATCTGGGTTTTGATTATTTACAGTACCTGGAAAATTAGGCATATTAGTCGTCTATAAATATTGTTAAGGAAGGATTAAAGGCTTTTGTGGCTACCGACCTATAAATCCTGTAGGAGTTTGTATGTCCAAAAGAATTTTCAAGATTAAAATCACCAAGTTTCCACATATCAGCTGGGGTGTCAGCGTAGTCATTAAGCGTTAAGTTTATGCCTGTGCTGCCGCCCTGCTTTACATTTAAGAGATCACCTATGCTTGCCTTGTATATTATGTAGGTGTAGTTTGAAATGCTGTTAGAATCGGATTCTGTTATTAAGTCTTTTCCAGACGATCCAAAGGATTCCGTACCATCATAAAGAGTAGCGTGACCATTTGAAGTGCTAGCGTCATCAAAAACATCTTGTGCGTCATTGTCTGAAGACGTATCAATTAAAGCTGTTGAGCTAGCCACAAGCAGAAGAGGGTATCTATTCATGTAGAATGAACTGTTGCTAGATTCCTTAGCGTAAGACGATGAGTCGTTATCACTTTTTTCGTCATCAACCTGAGCCTTATAAGTAACGACACCTGTCGTGTCTGCAATTGCCGTGTCTTGAAACGTGTAATCGTGATCGCCTGGCTGAACGCCTGTTCCAGAACCAAAAGTCTTAATAAGGCTGCCGCTCCTGTAAAGCCTAACTTCAGTTATATTTACCCCGCTTGTTTGCCTGTCAACTGCAATAGTAATGTCACTGTCGTTATTTCCTACCTCTCTGTTTGTGTCGGATTCACCTGTTCCAGAATCGGTAAAAGATGAATTTGTAACCCTGTCAAGGCTTACGCTTACACCAGGGTCATTATAAGAAGCTTGAGAGGTGTCCTCGTCAGTTATAGTGCCAGTTCCAGTCTGATCGTCAGTTACCTCTAATTTGTACTTAAATCCCGAAGTAGGGAAGGCCGACAAGGTTTGAGAGTTTGTGGTCGTGTCACCAGATATGCTTGCTCCAGCCGAGTAAGATTCAGTATATATCTGAGTGTAGCTGCTATCGGATTGAGTCGTCAATTTTCGCTTTATGACTATCGTTAATGCAGCCCCAGCGGGAGCGTTATTGTTAGTGACAGACCAGGATAAGGTGACGGTAGGTGTTGTTGCGCTAGCAGAATAAGCTGGGTTTGTAACACTAAATGAAGTAATCGTAGGGTCCACAATATCAACAAAGGCACCTGTCAGCACCTCCACAGCTGTTTTTCCATTAGAGGGAACGGTATGCCCGTTCAAGTACTTTCCAAACGACTTCTTTACGCCTTCTTCATCGGGAATGTTTAATACGTAGTCTTGGCTAAAAACATCATCTGATCCATCTGCTCCAGCAGGCCCAGTGGCTCCAGCTGCTCCTGTCGGTCCAGCTGCTCCAGCGGGTCCAGTTGCGCCTGTTGCTCCAGCAGCTCCAGCAGGACCAGTGGCTCCAGCGGGTCCTGTCGGGCCTTGGGCTCCTGTAGATCCAGCAGGACCAGTGGCTCCAGCGGGTCCTGTCGGTCCAGAGGGCCCTGTAGCTCCAGCGGCTCCTGTCGGTCCAGCTGCTCCTGTAGGTCCAGCTGCTCCAGCAGGTCCAGTAGCCCCTTGAGAGGCAGCCGCACCGTCAGCACCTTTAGGCCCCCTAACACCCTGAGTGGTTATCGTGAGGCCAGGCGCAGGAGCAGAAGAAACTGATACAGTGCTGTTCGTTGGGGACGTTACTGTGACCGTATTTGATCCCTGTAAAGTAACTGTAACATCACTCATTTCAGCTAGAGATATCTTCGTTCACTTTAAGGCTTCCTCTTAGTATGGTTGTCACAGAATCACCGACTCTTTGCTGAATATCATACACATAAGTTCCTACAGGAAACAGGCTCATGGTTTCTGAAGATGCCGTAATTTTTACAGTTCCGTCGTCTGATTTCTCAACAAATTCAAATCCGTTAGAAAGTGAAGGGTTGATTCTTGATTCTGATTTAGAAAGAGAGCTAGAGGCTACCACCTCTCTCTTTGCATTTCCCGATCTGGTCTTAACAGGGTTTGTTTTTACGTCCATCAAAAACTCATAACCCAAAGTTTCAAGCTGAATAGCGGTTCCGCTAGAATCCTTTAAGGTAATAGTTAGATTAAAGGTGTCTCCCCTTCTGCACGTAACATCAAGTTTTTCTGATACGTCTAAGTTTACTTTTTCAGCCATGTCAACCTAATAATGAGTTTACAATATTGTCTACGCTGTCCCCAGACTCTGGGAGCTCACCTCTTTTTCCCTGTCTTTGAGATAACAGCTTACTTTGCTCTGAAGACTGTTTCTTCACTCTGTCGTCTTTTCGATCCTCCTTAAGAACTTCAAGCTTCTCTTTAAAATTCTTTTCGTCTTCTTTAAATCCAAGCGTGGCCTGAGCCTTAATCATCTCAATCTCCTTCCTAAACTGATGCTTAACCTCTTCCAGTTGTGAGTCAAGCTGAGTTTTAAGCTGCATTTTTTGACCCTCTAGCTGTGCCTCCATCTGCATTTCTTGCATCTTAGCTTGTGCAGCAGCCTGTGAAGCTGCCTGAGCTTGCTGTGCTTGAGCTTGAGAATTCTGCATTGCGATCTCCTGCATTTTAGCCATGCGTTTTTTGCGGCGAACAACCAGAAGCCTTTCAGCCTGGTTTATATCCTTCATGCCTCTTATAGCAATAGCGTCCTCTATGTCAAGTTCCTTTTGCTGCAAAGACATCTGTATGTTTTGCTCTAGGTAGGTTCTGTCCTGTTCCTCCATCTCTTTCACCACCTGTACTCCAAAGTTGTACATAGGAAGATCCTTAAAAGAAGAAAGAACAGACATATTCTCTTTTCCTATAGCGTTCTCATAGGCTGTATATATTACAGAGTCAGAAGGAAGGACTTGAATGCACTTGACTACATCCTCGCACACCTTCTTAAACAAAATCATAGAGGCGTTTGTGATGTCGTAGGTGGCGTTATTTCCAGCTGCGATTGCATTCTGCTGAACACCCACTAAAGTGTCACCCTTTGGGGTTGATGCATCCATCATCTCGTTGATACCTGTCGCGTCTCTGATAAGCCTTAAGTAGTGGTTATACAGACCAATAAGCTCGTTTATGTTTCTTATGGCGTTTCCTATCTCTCTTACTGGAGGGTTTTGAAAACCTCCTTCTGGGTTTTTACTCCTGTAATAAAAAACCCCCGTCTGCTCGTATATGTCGTGAAGATCAAGCGGCTGCAAATCTCCTCCTTTTCCAAGCTGCACATTCTCAAGACCCTCGATGTCTATGATCAGACCGTCTGGTTTCGCCTTAGCGATAGCCTGTTGGATCTTTAAGTGAGTGAGCTGTAGCATGTCTGCAAACCCTATACAGCTGTCAACCATAGACTTAGGCATCATGTTGCGGATATTGGTAGATACCGCAGAGTAAGATAAGGTCACTTTAGATAGATCGTGAATATTCTTAGGCATGTTTTTCTTCATGCCGTAATCAAACATTATCTCACACCCACCTAGTATGTAGCTTCCGCCATAAACGGTAGCCAACTCCATCTTGCTAGGGTTCCTGTCGTATACGCTACCGCTCTTCTCTTCATATTCAAACCCCTTCATGTAGAAGTTGGTGTTACCAAAGCGATTCTCTTTTTCCTCGAAATAAATACAATCAACAGATATGAACTCAAAGTCCAGAATATCAATCATATACTCGTCGTAACCAAACTCTTGTCGAAGAAGACGATTATTGTAATTGCTCTTATTGAAAAGGCTAGGGTCATTGCCGTCGTTATTTCTAACGTTATCGGCTATCTTCTTAAAGTCCTCTTCTGTTAGTTCGTTACTGGCTATTCTTTTAAGCTCGGCAATAGAAACCTTTTTTACATGGCCAGCATACATGAGATCATTTAGACCTGGGTCTTCCGTGTAGCTATGAATAAAGGTAGAAGGATCTACGTACTCGGTCTTAATGCCCTCACTCGGATGGTTGCTACGCTTCACAACGGCCATGCCTAAAGAAACAAGATCATTAACGCATCTCCTAAAGATAGCGTCGTTAAAATCGTTCCAAGAAAGCGTCATGTTGGTTCCAATCTGAGCGGCAATCTCAGCGTCGGTTTTTATGTTAGTTCCGAGCAAGATCTCAGCCTCCTCTAAAGAGTCTGGAAGGTTGTCTGGGTCCTCACCGATAACCATGCCCGTGCTCTGCTTGAGCTGCTGAAGCTGCTTCTTGGCCTCTACTTGGATCTCTATCCTCCGCTTCTTGTTGTTTTTTTCAGATGATGATAGTGGATCAACAGCCTCCAGGTTTGGGTACGGGTTTCTAGAAAGGATCTTGTTTACTACCACCCTCACAAACTTAGGCAGGATAGGAACAGGGGTGTAATCCATGTTGAGTAAGCTGCCGTCCCCAGCATTAGGAGCCAAGGATCTCAACAACCTCTTGTAGATGTTAGTGTCCTGAGTTCCGTTTGCGTAATCTCTGCTCTTTTCGAATACAACGTTTCGTTTCCCGTATAAAGATGTAGAGCTGTTTATTTTACCCCACTGGGATTCTATTGACTTCGCATACTCTACGCCATAAGCTTTTTGCTGCTTTGTTTCTGTGCTTGCCAGCGGATCAGGAAATGAGCTTTTACGCTTGTTGTTTGTGTAGTTCATGTTTTATCTGACGATATGCGCGTATTCTGCAAATATAGCAAATTGGCACTAGACCTTATATCGCCTGAAAAACACCTTTTCTTTAAAGTCAGATTTGGTTTTTTGTTTTTCCTTTTGAGCAGCTAAAAGAGCAAGGCCAGAACTTATGGTAAGGTCAAACTTAGTTCGTTTGTCTATTTTAAATCCTATCCAGTCCTCTAGGGTTTTATTAAAGTACATTCTTCCTAGCTCTCCAGACTCGTGATTGACCCCTACGTGATCGTGTATATAAGCTTCTATGGCCTGAGCGTGAGACTGTATCACATCCTGTGAGTTTGACGGGATGCCTTTAGTCCTTACGTTTATGGAAGAGTTTCCTGTTTTTAAATGATTAGGACGGTCCATAAGGTAGCCGTCGTAACCCCTTGATTCAAAGTATCTTGCGATACCGTATTTATTGTTCTCTATAAGTAGCGGGTACCCATAATAAAAAGCACACATAAGAACGTCTTCGTAGAATATGCTAGCCAAGTCTGGACGAGAGGCGTACTCTACGACAAACATGTTTGAAGGACGATTCATGCTAAACTTATTATACATATGTAAAGCACCTTTAGACCCCCTGCCGTCTACGGTAGCGTCTAGATCGTAAGAGTCAACCCCTCCGCACCCATAGCTCACAAAAGGGGGTACTTTTTTGCCTCTTTCTGTCTTAATTACGTTTCTTTCTTTTGTGTCTGGCATCCAAGAAACTCTAAACCTACCGTTAGGGGTTGGAGAAAAAACAGCTTCTTTGTCTTTCTCCTTCCACGTAAAGTTTCCAGTAACAACAGGATTGGGGTATAGCTCTTCATTGCTTTCTATCTGCTGGTAGATCTTACCGATGTTGAATAGACTTCCTTCGATGCTGTCTCTAAATGCTTCGTCTTCTGTAAAGGGGAACTGACGAGTCACCTCGTTTAGCTCAGAGGGGTTATCCTTAAAGGACTGACGCTCGTTCTTAAGGTAAGACTTACTGCCAGATTCGATAAGATCCCCATCTATGCCTTGTATATGTTCGTTTTGAAGCGGGTCATTTACCACGGCGTTTCCATAAACGTCAAAAAACCCCTCTAGAGCGTCGTATGCTGGGATAAAGATCCTATACAGACCTGTTTTTGTTCTTTCGTTTTTGTTTCTCTCGTTAGGGTCAGAATCGTGCCAAAGACCTTTGTATTCCTCGCCGCCTTTATTCATTGGGTTTACGGTACTACCAACTATGGCTTTACCTACAATCTTTCGACCTACAATCAAGCAAGTACGCTCAATCCTCCAGGCTTCCCTGATATCAGTTGGTTTCTCCCACTTACCAGCCTCATCGAGGTACAGCATATGTAGCTTCTCACCGTCATATGCATTGTTGGTTGTGTTCTTCCAGTTGATCACGGTATTCAAGGCATCACCGCGATGAGAGGTCTTGTTGTTTTTTGTGATACGCTTAGAAGGCTCACGAAATGCCAGCTCCATACGAGGGTTTGTGGTACCGTCCTGAATTGGCTTAAAGAAAAATGGATAGCTGCGAAAGATCGCAACCACCTTCTTCATGAATATGTTCTCTTGCGAGTCTTTACCAGTTTTCGACTGTATGCCAAGAAGCTTCTCTTTAACTTGACTAGCTTCATCCACCAGGACAGCAGAGCATATGTTAGTGTAGCCAGAACGACGGCACTTAGTATAAAGCTGACCGAAACAACGGTCGTCAGCTTCACAAGCAGCCATGTGAGTAAAGATGTCTTTTTGGAAAGCAAGGTATGATGGATATCCGATATCAATTTTAGACCATTGTAGAAACATATAGTGTCTCCCTGTAATATACGTAGGTTCCCCATTATTGTAAAACCATACACCGTCACGCCTACGCTGAAACTCTTGTTCGATGTAAGAACGAAACTTGTTGCGAAACTCGGAAGGCTTTTCGAACCACTCATCCATGCTGCGTATCCTACGCATTTCCTCTGGCATATCTGTGCGTTTCCACAGCTGCAACTTCTTTGGCTGGTCATGGAAGAGAATTTCCGATTTGCGCGGTTTCTTTGGTAGTACCACGAGTAACCCGTGGAGCTCGATAACCTCTCCTTCTGTACCGTTAGGGTCGATCTTAATCCCCTTAGTTTCATACCCTTTTACATTTATAATTGCAGACATCTAAAATTTCTTGTATTCTATTTTTTGTGCTTTTTAGGTCATAGCACTGATAATTTTTGCAGTACCAAGTAATCCAGCTTCTTGATTTATTCCTATCAAACCAGTCGAGGTTGTCAATGTACAAATTCAAGTTTGTTAAGCAACGCAAATCCTTTGTTATCCATCTGTATTCTGGGGCTCCATAAGAAATAATTGGAACATCGTGCATTATACACTCTATTCCTGCGGTGCTATTTTCGATTATCGCAACCCTTGTAAAAGGAAGAAAATCATGAATGTTTTCTCTACCTTCAAAGACTACAACCCCTTTACTTTTCCAGTAGGGTATCACAGACGATAATATGTTGCTGTCTCCATCGTTATACCAAGGAGGAAACTTTACCACTATGGGGTGCCGACACCTGGAATCAATTAAATGATTGACTATTCTCTCTACTTTTCTTAGATGGGAACCAAAAGACATGTTGTTTACTGTCTCGTCACCCTCCATTTGACAAACAACCAATATATGATTTAAAGGGATGTCTGTTACAGCACCATCAAACTTGAGGTTTCTTTTGGATTTTACTCCACTCCATTTGTTTTGTTTATTTTTTATGATAGAGCTAACCTCAGAAGAAAAAAAATCATCAGATGAAACCCCTTCAAAGTCGGGCTTATTAAATGATATACTAGAGCAAGACGCATAGCCATGAGGATCCAGGGTAAAATGATTCTTAGTAGGCCCAGTAGGTTTTAAAAAAATTGTTTTAGACCCTCTGTAAATTTCTTGTTGTTTAACATCAGAAACCCAGGAGTGGTTATATACAAATATGTTTTCTGGGGAGTCGTCTATACCCCTTGATAAGTGATTCCAGGTGTCGTCTTCAAATTTTAAGTATCGACTAATCCTTACATCAAATCCAAGGTCTAGAAAAGACTGAATTGTTGTGTCGATAATTTTTGTCCAGTTTTCTTCAATTGACCGATATTTATATCCACATATGTTGACTATTCTTTTCATCAGTAGCTCTGTCCGTGTGAGTTCATTCTACCTAGAGAAGGTACACCCTCTTTCGGGTTTTTAATTTCCATTTGTTCGCCACATTCACACTGTCCTTCAGGGTAGTAAACGCTACCATTTTTGAACTTCATGGTAAGGCTCCTTACAGATTTCTCTGCTTTACATTTTTCGCAAATAAGATCAGGCATGTTGTTTAATTTAATTGGTACACCAGACAGGATTCGAACCTGTGACCGTCTGCTTAGAAGGCAGATGCTCTATCCAACTGAGCTACTGGTGCATGTGCTCCCTCCAGGACTTGAACCTGGGACCTGCCGATTATGAGTCGGATGCTCTAACCAACTGAGCTAAGAGAGCTTAAAGTATACTTTTATGTGGTCAGTCGTAACTGACTGATTGTCAAAGTTGTAGTCGTCCCAGTATATTAGTCCGCTAGCGTTACTTGGAGAATCTTTCTGCGAATCCCCCTGAGTAGTCTTTGTCTTTTTCAATTTCTCCATTATCATTTAATTCTTTAACCATTTGTTCTAGCCTCTGGCGCTCCACCAAAAGCTCTTTACAGTCAATAGCAGTTTGCTTTATGGATTGGAGCTCAGCCTTACGCGCAGAGCCCCCAGCCTCAGGATCAACAGGCTTTTTTACCTCTTCGATCATGTTGTCGATAGCAACCTCCATGCTGTGCATCAGTCTTTTCGCTGCCGATATAGTCGTGAATTTAGGCTTCGACATATAACAGGTCTTCTGTGCGGGTTCGGTAGTACTCCTTCCCGTCTATTTTAATTCTGTAGTCTCGGTTCTCCTTGAATCCTACTACGTCACCTATCTTAAGCCCTAGCTCATCCACCCAAGGCGCTTCAAAAGCAACCCTCCCTTTAGTGACAGGATCTTCTGAAAGCTTGACAACCTCGATAAGACTAGACTCTTCTTCTTTTGGCTCCTCCACTCCTTCGAGAAGAGACCACCCCGCAAGCGGACGTACCTCACCAGTCTTTTTAGACTTGTAAGCAATAGCTTGATTAGCAGCGGTGTAACCAGGATTGTACTGAACAATAAAGTGATTGTCTTCACCAGTAAGAGGCTGGCCGTCGTTAATAACAACATGATGATGGAAGTACAAAGTATCACCCACTTCGACTCCAGTGTCGTATTTAAACGGCGACGCCACGACGGGCCCTTCTGTGATTCTATTTTCAAACTCATCAAATTTAGTGTCTATATATAGCTCCAAACCACCTTCCGTGGTGATCTTGTCGTCAAGCTGTTTTTCTAGCTCCACGACAAACAAATCAAATGTTCTCATTAATTAAAAATTTAAATCGTATTCTAAAACGCAAGGCATTTCGTCAATGGCTTTCCAGAGCATTATCTCTGAGTCATTCTCTACGTATATGAGGTACCTCTGCTTACTAAACTTATGAAGGTGTCTATCGTCCTCCACAATCGCAGATATCTCTCCATGTCCTGCTCGCATGCCAATATAATAAGCCATGCCGTTTTTAGGGTCTCTTCCGACCACAATTTTTCTTATAAGTCCTTCCATTTTAGTTTAGGGATATACCCAAGTCGCCGAGCAAGCCATCCAATGAGTCGTCTTCCTGATAGGCGCTATCCATAACTTGCTTTACGGTCTCTAACTCTTCCCTACTCTCTAGGTTAAAGCTGTACATGGTTTTCATTTCTGCGCTCTCATCACCATCCTCTACGGCGTCTAAGTCTATAACTCCAACAACTATAGTGGCTAGGGTGCGATCTTTCATTTCGAACTCGTCGATTGTTTCCTCCATCTTTTTGACGAGGGAATACATTTCGGCAAAGAAGAGGGTGTCTTTCGGGTTCATGGTGTAAATTTGTTTAAGTCAAATATACGAATTAATATGCCTAGGTCTCAAGTTAAGAAAACGAGGATGTTTAGAGACTTCTCAAAGATGCCTTCTAGGTTTGTAAAAAACAACCATTTAAAGAATCTTAAGAGCGCTACAGAGGAGTTTGTTGAGGGAAGCGAGATCACAAAGAGCTACTTATATTTTATGCTGTTTGTTTACGATCTAGAGTTCTTTACTATATCGTGGGTGGCAGATGAGTACGGGATGAATAAGAAAAACCTAGCCGACAGGATGATATACCCGTTAGTGTCTATGGGGTATATATATAAGCACTTCGATAAACTAACGCCTTCTCAAACCCTGGAGGATCATTTATTCCGAGATGAAACCAAGTTTAATTACCGAGTAAGGTATGCGCTATCTCAGAAGGGAAGAATGGCGGTACAGCGTTTCTATAACTCACTTTAAGTGTAAGTTATGGATATACTAAGATCTTTAATATATACCTCAGCTCCAGCGAGAGGGAAGTCTTCCGCTGCGTAAAGACCTTGCCTAAGCTGAAGGGTACTAGACGCTGAAGTTGTCGTTATTGAGTTGGAGATGCTTGTATGGGTTGAGCTTCCAGCTGTTACGTCGGTAAAAGAGCTCGCGCTGCTTCCGTAAAAAGTCGTCCATGAAATAGAATTATCGTCATTCTCTGATCCGTCTCCCCAAAGAGCAGCTGTGTCAAGAAAAATTTTATAGGATATAGCCGCTGTTGACCCGACCTCTACTCTTCCATTAAGTATATCTGTATTCCGTAAAGCCCAAAAGTTAGCTTGAGTTTCGTCAAAGGTAAGCTTCATCCATCCAGCAGTTGAATCAGGGGCTGTTTGATTGTATTGTATCGTAGGACTGCCGCTGACAGAAAACGCTTCCCAGCCGTCGCCAGCTTGGATTACATCCTGACTGTAAGAATACGGAGCTGTAATTTCTCTTAATACCGAGTTTTGGGTCAAACTATTTCCTAATCCTAACATACCTCAAAGATAGTCAAATCACTTTATAGTAAACTCCCTTGCCATCTCGGTAGGCTCGCTTGATCTGCTTCCTGTTCTTACCACCTTCTTTAAACGACACATGAACCCAAGCGGGGTTCTCGTCATCCCCGAATTCCCAGATCATCTGATCCCATTCCAGGTTCTTTTTTATGAAGTCAAATATCTCTGAGTTAGTAACCCTCCCGTACATATCGGCGTCTATATCAATAGCTTCTCCAATCATATGCTGAGAGTATTTGCTCCCACCTATCGCCTTATTTAACTCCTTCGATCTAAATCCAGAGCTGATCCCAATAGGTACACCGAAGTGATCACGCACTGGTTGAAAAATGTGGTCCGCTACAGCCTGGAGGTTATGTATAGTCCACTTATCTGGGGTGTTGTCTATCCCCTTTCGGGTCGCGGTGTTGGATTTCACCACCTCCTTTAACATAAGGTTTTTGCTTAATTTCATTTTTCTGAGCCACCCAAGAAGGGTTGATTCTTTTGATTCGAGGGTTGTGATAATATTTCTTCAATCTATGATTGAATATAGCAAAGTTAGAAAAAAAATTTGTGAGATCGAAAAGTTTATCTTACCTTGAGATCAGCAAACCGAATTTACGAAACAATTTAAAACAGTTATTTGCTATGAAGAATCTTATTTTAATCCTTGCTCTTGCAGTTTCGAGCTTAGTATCTGCACAATTCACTGGCTGCAAATCTGCATTCACTGTATCCCCTAATGACTACAGCCTTCACAGCTACAGTCTGTCTGTATTACTCCCTAATGGACGGGAGGTAATGATCAATGACGACATGAGCGGATCGGTATTTACGATTGCAGGTAATCCTGGAGAAGGGCGTGTCCACACACTTGTAATGAGCGACTTTAACGGAAACGTTCAAGACACATACATTATTAAGTCTGAGTCTGTAGATGGGACGTGCTTATCGCTCTTTACTGCAAACAACTTGGTTGGAGACAACTCAAAGCTGTTTATCCATAACGAAGAAGATATCGTTGGGTACTAATTAACCGCGAGAGGGCATATCCCTCAGAGCTTGAAGTAAGCCCTTTGATCCAGCAGCTTTTTGCCGTGATTGAAGGGCTTTCTTTTGTCTCGTCTTGTCAGCTGACTGTGGCGTATCCTTTTTTGTCAGGTAGCCCTTAACAAAATCATTAAAGTCAGTGCCTGAGCCAAAGGCAGCCGTTTGCTTAAAGGCTCTCATGGCGTCTTTTGTTGTAGCTGGTACCCCGTCAATAAAAAATTGAGTTTCAACTTCAGATCTTTCGTTAACTGGAGACTTTATCATCTTTCCAGATAGGGGGTCTATACGCCCTTCAACGCCTTCAGCCCCTTGAACCACCTTCTTTCTTTTGATATCAATCTTGGGCTCTCTGTTTGGCTCAACCTTTCCTCCTTCTGCGTACTTCTTTACCATATCGTAAAGAGCTGCCTTCCCTCCTTTGTTGTATTTTTTAGTCTTCATAATATCAAGTTGTTGCGATAAATACCTCCATGTTTGATGCTGAGCTAGCTGCCTTAGCATAGATCGCGTCTATGCCCACTAGGGTCTCTCCAGCATTGTTGACGTTATCTGCATACATAGCCGAATTACCTAAAATAAATGTTTCTCCAGCCTCTAGGTCAACATAATACTGACCTGGTGTTGCAGAATCCTCAATTCTAAGGGTGATTTTGTTAGTGGAATCCAAATTAGTAAGCCTTAGGTGCTTTACGGTATCATCTATTACTGTTCCTGCTGATATAGTAGAAGCATTAAACAAGAGCACAGACTGTTCGGCAGTGCCTACAGAAACGATCCTGTGTTCTGCGCTCTCTATACCAGAGATAGACAGGAAGTTTTCATTCCCCATATCCTTGCCATTAAGAACAAGCTCCTCCTTGACGGTTACTTTAAGTACAGCCATTACTTACGGTTTCTTCTTTTTCCTTGTCTAACCTCTTTCTTAGAGGGCACAGGGATAACACCTTTAGATTTCTTTAAAGTCTTCTTAGGCGTTTTTGTTGCAATCTTCTTAGGAGATATAGGGGTTGCCTTTGTCCCGCCTCTTAATGGAGACCCGTCTTTGTTTCTTAAGTTTTGATCGTCAAGCCTAGGAGCTCCTTTTTTATCTCTACCGCTTGCGTCTCTCCTCTTGTTGATTCTCGCGTTGCGCTCTCGTCTTGCAGCCGCTTCTTTAAGCTTCTGTTCGTAGGTCTTTTCTGGCTTTTGCATGGGGTAGCGTGCCTTCGCGTTCTCTCTGACTTGCTCTGGAGATCTCTCCAAGGTGTCCGACTGCGCTGTCCTTATGAAGGGGAGTTTTTTTTCGGTCCCACCCCCTTTCTTCTTCTTGGTCTTACCCCCGTTATCGTATTTCTTGGCTCTCATAACGCAAATATAAGTTATTTCTTTTTCTTGAGTCGGGACTTCTCTCGCCGCCCACGATTCTTGCTCTCAGCCTCAAACCCTACGATCTTACCACCCTTATGGGAGGCATCAAGGCTGTCCCCATTCCCGTAGGTTCCTTTCTCTCGGTTGTACTGGTTGAGCTCAGCCCGTTTCTTCTTTGCTCTGCCGCCAGATCCAAACTTCTTGTACTCTTCTTTGTAGTTACGCTTCTTAACTCTCATACTGCAAATATAATGAAGACAGTTTTTGCGCCCTTACAACTTAATTGGTTTGAGTGACGCTCCGTAGCTGCTGTTTTATTACTTACTTAAGTAATCCTAAAGACAGCCTCTTAGGTTTAAAACATCCTATGAAGCTTATCGCTGTGAAGCTTTGGCGAAGTTACAACTTTTTTCTTACAAAGTCAAGTCAGCAATACACTTTAATGAAACCCCATAAGCCTCTATGTAACAGCCTTTTAACCAGTATAGAGAGGTGGTTTGTGGATAACTCCGTTCGTAAGCCACCGCAAGAAGCGGCGAAAAAAGATGATCGCCAAAAAATTTTAGTGTAATACAGAGTTTGGGGATTATATATATTATACACTGCTTGGAACTACGTTCCAAAGTCACTTTCCTCGACCCCCTCCCTCAGAATCTCTTGAGATTCTGGCATACATTTCAGCTTTTAGTACCAGAGGTTAACC